ATAGAGACTTTGCAAATGCTATGTATGCAAAGCAGAGAGCCGATTCATTAGCAGATTGGGACAGAAATAATCAATATAATAGCCCTGCTCAACAAATGAACAGACTAAGACAAGCGGGGTTAAACCCGAATTTAGTATATGGAAAAGGCGCAGACAATACCGCCACCATGGCAAGAGCAAGCAACAGCCAAATGGGAAATGCAATAGCCCCAAGACTTGATTCAATAGGTATGGGAGGAATGTTAGCAAGATACATTCAATTAAAGCAGATTAAGACACAGACTGACAATGTAGAAGCTAACACATCAACCGCAAAAATGGAAGCAGTATTAAAAGGTGCACAAACAGCGCAGCTTGCAGCAAGCACAGCAACATCACAATTTGAGTTAGATAAAAGCAAAGCTTTGATGGATACGCAAGTAAAACAAGCGCAGTTAAACAACGAGTTAACCCAATCAAATATCACTAATTTACAACAACAAACTACTATTAATTTAAATCGAGATGAACGAGAACAATTATCCAATTCCGCCAATGTTCAAAAAACCCTTCAGGAAATCGTCACGGAAAAGCTTAAACAAGCTCAAATTAAGCAAAGCACAGAAAGAGACTCTGCACAGACTGCAGTACTTACTCAGGATATAGAGAATATGAAGGAAGCATTAAAAAATATGCAAAAAGAAGGAGCATTAAAACAATGGGATATAGATCAGAGAGCAAAAGGAATTTATCCAAATGACCCATTTTATTTTAGGCATTTTATGAACTCGTTTGGCATAGACTCAACTATAAAATATGATAAAAGTGGGTGGCCTAAAGATTTAAAATAAATTATTAAAAAACCATTAAATATATGTATACAAAAAAATCAATGCGCTCCCGCAGCCGTAGGCGTAGGTCGAGCAAAAAAGCAAGAGTTAAAAGAAGTTACACAATGTCAAGAGGAGGAATCAGACTTTAATTATGAAAAATTTATTTAACAGCATTAAGCTACAAAAACCGAAAAACAACAAATTCGACCTTACACACGATGTAAAGATGTCGGGAAAAATGGGAAATTTAATACCATCACTTGTTATGGAATGTGTACCTGGAGACAAGATAAAACTTGCTTCGGATTCACTTATTCGCTTCGCTCCATTAATTGCACCTGTTATGCATAGAATGGATGTAACAGTACATTATTTCTTTGTCCCAAATAGATTAGTATGGGATGGATGGGAAGATTTTATCACCCAACAATCAAACACAGGTATGCCTGTAATAAATAATAACGATGAAGTAGACCCAATTTATCAAAAGTTTATGGATTACATGGGTGTTCCACCTTGTCCAAGTGGAGGAGAGGCAACAGATATTAATGCAATTCCATTTGCAGCATATCAGATGATATATAACGAATATTATCGAGATCAAAACTTAATACCCGAAGTTAATTTTAAACTTGAAGATGGTTTAAACGTAAATAGTGAATTATTAACAATGCGCAAACGTGCATGGGAGCATGATTACTTTAGCGCTTCTTTACCATTTGCACAAAAAGGCGCAGCGGTAGACATACCATTGGGAACAATAGAATTAGACCCACTTTGGGATGGCGCAAGTGATGATAGATTGCCACATTTCCAATATCAAGAGGGAGTGGTACAAAATGGATTTCTTACGCAGAACACAGGCAACGAAATATTTACAGACGATGCACCCGACAATAAATTAGCTTATAATCCTGATGGCACCTTACAAGTAGAACCAACAACAATAAACGATTTAAGAAGAGCGTTTAAATTACAAGAGTGGTTGGAAAAAAACGCAAGAGGAGGAACCCGATATATAGAGAGTATATTATCTCATTTTGGTGTTCGTTCATCAGATAAAAGATTACAAAGACCTGAATATATTACAGGTGTAAAATCTCCTGTTATTATTTCAGAGGTATTAAATACAACAGGACAAGATGGAGGACTTCCACAAGGCAATATGGCAGGACACGCAGTGAGTGTACAAAATGGAAATGTAGGAAGTTATTATTGCGAAGAACACGGATACATAATTGGTATTATGTCGATTATGCCTAAACCCGCTTATCAACAAGGAATACCAAAAACGTATTTAAAACGCGATTCTTTAGACTATTTTTGGCCTTCATTTGCTCACATTGGGGAGCAAGCAGTACAACAACAGGAGATTTACGCTTATACAAGCATAGGACAGGAAACTTTCGGATATATTCCACGTTATGCAGAATATAAATATATGCCAAGCAGAGTAGCGGGAGACTTTAGAACTACTTTAAATTATTGGCACTTAGGCCGAATATTTGGAGCAAATCCATTATTAAACCAAGATTTTATAGAGGTAGACCCAGAGGACGCAACAAGGATATTTGCAGTCGAAGGAGAAGAAGATAATTTATATATTCACCACCTTAATAAAATTCAAGCCATCAGGCCTATGCCTGTATTTGGTACACCAAGTTTTTAAAATGGCTCAATGTTTAACACCATTTTATAAAAAAGATTTACCCGACACTCCCCTACCTTGTGGAAAGTGCGCAGAGTGTTATAAAAGGCGCGTGTCGGGTTGGTCATTTAGATTACAAAAAGAGGGGCTGCATTGCAGCTCTTCTTTTTTCGTAACACTTACTTACAACACTGATGTAGTACCAATAACAGAAAAAGGCTTTATGAGTCTAAAAAAGTCAGATGTTCAGAAATTCTTTAAAAGACTTAGAAAAACTACAAAAGAATTACGTTACTACGTATGCGGGGAGTATGGGGGAAAAACATTACGGCCCCACTATCACGCTATAATATTTAACGCTAAAATTAGTGATATAGAAAACGCTTGGAAATTACAAGGCAATGAATTAGGCAACATACATGTTGGCGAAGTAAGCGAAGCTTCAATAGGATATACATTAAAATACATGTGTAAACCGCCGTTAATTCCAATGCACAAAAACGACGATAGGCAAAAAGAATTCAGTCTTATGTCAAAAGGCATAGGAAAGCAATACTTAACACCTAACATGCAAAAATGGCATAAAGCAGATTTAGTAAATCGTATGTATTGCAATTTACCTGAGGGAAAAAAGATAACAATGCCTAGATATTACAAAGACAAAATTTATACACAAGGTGAGAGAAAAACAATAGGTAATTTTGTGAAAATCAATGAGTTGCACAATGTGGATAACTTAATAAATATTGAGTTGGAAAATCCAAAAAAATATATAAACATTGTAGCCGAAAAACAACGTAAATTTAATTACAAATCTAAAAGACAAGAAAAGTTATGAGAAAAGTTACACACACTTTAAATTATGTACCAAATCCAAATTTGTACAAAACAACAAACCAACCATCTTTAACCGTACCCGATGAAACTATGAGTTTAAGAACTATTTTAGATAGGTTTAGTAGAGGTCTTCCAATTACAGGTCAAGACAAAGAGCCAATTTATAATGGCGAAGATGGTTTAGGAGTAGATATTCGTACGCTTGATATTTCAGAGCGCGAAGAAATCGCAGAGAAAGCGCGTAGAGAGTTAAAAGAGATATCAGATAGGTTACAATCAGGACACGATAATAGGATGCGTGAAACGCTAAAAAAACAGCTAAAAAGGGAGTTATTAGAAGAAGAACAAGCCCAAGCACAAAAAAAGTTAGACGAGTCTAACTAAGCACTAATCAATCTTGATATATTAGTGCTAATTGACACTACCCAATAAAAACAAGCAATAAGGAGGATAAAAACCAAAAATGACGACAAAAAGCGAGTTAAAAAATTGGTTAAGTCAATGCAAAAAAAAAGTAAAAAGTTTGTTTTGTGCGAAGTTTACGAGCATAAAAGAAACTCGTGCGCTGGGCGCACAACTTAGCAAAAGTTATAAAAAACAACCTTTAAAACCAAAATATTATGCCAACTGAAGCAGAATTATTAGCGGCTGCGGTCGAGTCATCGAGCGCTCAAGTCCGCGATATTAAAAATCGTGAACAAGTAGATAGAATTAATCAAGAAAATAGAGACTTTGCAAATGCTATGTATGCAAAGCAGAGAGCCGATTCATTAGCAGATTGGGACAGAAATAATCAATATAATAGCCCTGCTCAACAAATGAACAGACTAAGACAAGCGGGGTTAAACCCTAATTTAGTATATGGAAAAGGCGCAGACAATACCGCCACAATGGCAAGAGCAAGCAACAGCCAAATGGGAAATGCAATAGCCCCAAGACTTGATTCAATAGGTATGGGAGGAATGTTAGCAAGATACATTCAATTAAAGC